ATGCTCTAGGCATCTCACTCTCTTGAGCAAGTTCAAGAATACCATTAATTGCTTCTTGTCCTTTTTCAATTATACTATAAAGATTACCTCTTGTATACTCGTAATCTTTAGTAATATCATCTTTAGTAAGACGATCAGGTTTTTCTCTGTCAACCCCAACTACAACTTCACTTTCATCAACTGTTACCTCTGAAGGTGTTATATTTAATGTTTCATCTAACTGTGCATCATTAACTGGCATGACATATTCCTCACGTAATACTACCATCAAATCCAAAGTCATCACCAAACTGAATAAGAGCATTATCATCAGTTCCTGGATAATTAATACCCTTGACTTGTGCTCCCTTCACATGATTCTGAACTGTTGAGTTATCTTGAGCTCTCTTGACAGTCATCTTATTACCTGTCACAGACTCAACATACATCTCTTCTTGGCCAACATAGATGTACTTCTCTGCCTCAATCTTAGTTCCATCATCAACTTCTATTACAGTTTCTAATAGATCTACATTCTCAGCAAGAAGTGTTACTACATCACCAGTATAATCTTTAGTTGCTCTAGCAGTAGTACTATAAGTAACATCTCTAACAGGTGCAACACCTCTTGCTTTAGAACCAGCAACATATCCAACAGATGTTTTTCTGATAACGTCTCCAGTAACATCTGCAATAGGACCAAATACGTATGTCTTAGCAGTAAAACTTAATGTGTAAATAAGTGCTCTTCTTGTATCAAAATTTCCTTCATAATCATCTTCCATAGAAATATTATCTAATTGAATAGGAACATCTCTTTTCTCTTTTAGATTTCCTAAGTAATTAATGGATAGATTATATGCAGGTTGAAAATAAGGTAATACTTGCTCTAAAATCTGAAGCATATCATCATTTAATTTTGTCATAATAGACAATTCAAATCTCATATTATAAGGAACTGGCATATAATTTTTCTTTACCTGAGTTCCATCAGGTGTTTGGTTAATAATAGTTTGAGTTTGAGTTGATTTTCTTGTAGGATCATACTGCAATCCCAAGAATTCAAAAGACATTCTTGGAAGAGTTATAGAAACAGGCTTATTAAGATCAGCCTCTTGCTGCATTCTCGCAAGAAACTTTTGAGTAGGTCCATATGCCAATGGAACCTTCATAATGGAAGCGTTATTATGCTTAATTTCAATCCCATTGAATAAAGATCCAAATCCTATAATAACAGATCTGAAGATCTCGTTGTAAAAATACTCAAACATTATTTTTATACAATATACTACTATTTAACAAAAATAAATTAAGGGATTCCAAAAGGATTCTTCTCAGTGAAATCTAAAATAGAATCTGCTTGAGTTTGAATAACATCATTATCAGCAAAACCAGATACTAAATCATCAGTATTAGTTTTTCTAACAGCAAATTTAGCACCAGAATTTTCTCCTATAATTGTTTCACCATTAGTAAACTTACCATCTACAATAGATATTTCTAATAGATTATTAACTGCATCCCATTCCTTAACTCTTGCAGTTACTCCAGAAGTTTGACCTGTAATAGTTTCATTAAAGATAAAGGAACCTGTCCCCATACCAACTCCAGCACCGGTTGGTGCTTCGAACGTTACTGTTGGTTCTGCAGAATATCCTATACCAGCATTAGTTAGATATGCAACAGTTACTACACCTGCTTGGTTAATATAACCAATACCATGTGCTGCTGTACTACCGACTCCCACACTTCCTGGAGCACTAATAGTGAAGGTTGGATGAGTAGTATATCCAGAACCACCACCAGTAAGAGTAACTATACCAACAGATCCAAGAGTTGTTATTCCAACAGTACCTGCTGCACCCACTCCCATTCCAGTTGGATCTTGAATAGTAAGCCAAGGTGCTAAGGTATATCCTGCACCAGCATTAGCTATATGAATGGCAGATACCTTCCCATCTACCAAACCAGTATCACAATCAATCCAAGTATTAGCAATAGAAGCTACTCCAACAGCATTAATTCCTCCAGAAGGAGCAGAAGATATACCAACTAAAGGTTGTCTTTTATATCCAACGCCCATATTGGACATATAAATTTGCTGTACTCCACCAGTTGAAACATATGATGCAGTAGCAGTTGCTGTAACAGCAGCGCCTATTAAAGTGAGAGTTTGAATATATCCTAGTTGTTCTACTTCATCATCAATAGTTTCAACACCTGTATCAAGAACTTCATCCTCATAACGGAAGAGTTCACATCTTAATTGATAAACGTAATTCTTTTTAAGTTGATAGAATGGTTGTTCGTGTTCTACATACTTAATTTCAAATAATCTATCTCCTAATGGAAAATAAATCAAATCCCCTTCTTTAGGTCTAGTTGCTAATTCAACATTTGGCAGATTCTTAATGAGAGGAGTAATATAAGTCTCATATCTTTCTCTTGATATTACAAGAG